GAGCTGCTCTTAACGCAGCTATGTCATCGTAAGGCATAGGATTGACTAATAATAATTATTCTAAGTCGCCCATTCAGTAGAATCAGGCAGATCGCTTACTATAATTCTTCCCTGCAGATTAGAACGAGCCATATAAACTATTTTCTTAGGATATGCATCCGTAGTATTTACCCATAGAGGAAATATCGCTTGATGTTTATCAGACATCCAAGCATATATTTCGTAGTTAGGAGTAAATGTATGCTTGTTTTCAGATCCACCACCTTGTGCGACGTTACCTTTAGTGACCTTAAAAATCTGCATTGGGATACCCCAAGAGATAGGATAATTATCTTTATAACCAGATAACCAATAATCTCCCGCTAAACCACCCCAACAATAAGAGTAGCTGTCTCTGCCGGTGACAGACTGTCCTCCATAATCAGTAGTATCTATTGCTGTATGTGAGTTGTAGGAACCATTATTTTGATACCACTGCGTTGCGTTATTGCTCTGTTTCCATATAACAGTACCATCTTGCATTTGGAATCCAGTAGGACGCCCATTCATTCCAGAACCCTGGAAGTGATCAGTATGATTTCCAGCTCCATCCATCGTATACCATGCATAATTACTACTGCCGTGGGATTGGCAAGTTACTGCAACCATTCCACTATTGCCCTGCAGCACATTACCTTCGCTGCTATTATTTGAAGCCTGCGGATAGAGATGCCCAGGGTAGCATGTAGACGTATGAGGATTGCTTGGATACTCTATACCACCTACACTTGGATTGCTACCTGCAGTATTCGACTCCCATCTTCTGTAATGAGACTTATTACTCTGCCCCCAAGGGTTATTACCTTGGTAGTAACCAACATGATATTGTCTACCTTGAGTAGCAGAGTTACCACATAATCCCGAGTGCGTACCATTGGTTTCATGGTCAGCTTGAGTATACGTCGCACCTCCTGTCACACTATTGTTATAGACTTGCCAATAATCATGCCCAAAACTATGGGTAGTTCTTCCAGGGTAAGCATTGTTACCTCCAGAGACACAGCTACCAGTACCTTCTACAACTGTGTAAGAAGTGGTTGATATTGATCTTCCTGAGTTGTTTTGCCACGCATTACCTGCTCCTTGAGAAGTTATAGCTCCTGTACTCCTGTTTACGTCGAATACGTCTATACGTTGTCTTGTTCCATTACCTGAACTGTTATATTCCATCATCCAAGCGAAATAGAACTGATTCCCTTTCACTCCTCCTAACTGCCTGCCAAAACTAGAGTAAGAATCATTACCACCAAAACCGGAGTCATCTCTATTGGCTATCAATATTTTCTTATCGTAAATAGTACCGAAAGTGTCGGTACCACCGCCACCTCCACCACCGCCGCCGCCGCCGCCGCCGCCGCCAGCTGCTATTCCTGTGAAGCTTAATTTCCTTCCCATTGTTGGCTACCTCCTAGTAGTTATGTAAATGAATTAGGACTCAAGTCCATAACAAGCGAAGGAGACATTACCTCCTGCACTGCTAACCATTATCCGTGCGTTTGTCTCTAGAACAATTCCAGTTCTCTCTAGTGCTGAATTAGCCGCTAAAGAATAATCATATTCTATGTAATTGTTTGTGCTTGCTGCTCCAGAAGTAGCAGTTGTGCCTGCTGGAATCAAAGCAATCCTTATTGTGTCAGCCGCTGCTGCTTGGTTAGCTGCAGAAACAATAACAGTTGTAGTGGTGGTTGCTTCTACAAGCTTGTAAGTAGCCGATAAATCAAGGTTACCAGCTCCTGGTTTTAGTAGACCTTTAATACCAGATGCCATGCTTCGTCGTCATTAAGGAATAGTAGGCTTGTGCCTCGTCTCCTAAGTATAGATGGTATTTAATAACGACTAAATTCCGTAGTCACCCATCATGTCTCTAGTCTTCCTAAGCTTGTTTTTGTTTTGTAAATGATTTCTAGAATTAGCTGTGTTTTTTCTGTCGACAGTAGATCCATGAGAGGCTATCTTTTTTTCTTGTTCAGCCTCTTTTATTTTTCTTTTCTTGAATAACACTTATTGAACGCCTACAAAATAAGCAAATGCATTAATACTTGCACCACCTGTTATTTGACCATCTTGAATTTTTGTCCAGTTACTACCATCATTGGTTGGTGCTGCACCACTAGATACATGGTCATACAGATTGATATACATCTCCATGTTTGGAGCTGATCCAACAGTTGCTATATCGTTAACGAAATAAGACACACCGTTTGAATAACCGCCTCTATTTTTGAGGCCTGCAGTTAATCTGACCCAGTTAGAGCTAGTAACGAAATCAGTATAGAAATCACTTGTCGATGTGTGATCTAAAATGCACTGATATGTATGGTTCAAGTGTGAAACAGTATCGTTCACGTTGTAATCAGTACTTGTAGCCCAAAGTCCTTGGTTATCAGTACGACGATTATATCCTTCTATATAAGATTCCCAGTTAGTTCCATTAGGAGGCTCGGATCCTGTATGAGCAACTTTAGCTCTGTAAAGATTTCCACCATGAGAAGCTAGGTCGTTCAACTTGTAAGCGACACTATTTGACCACGCACCTTTCAGCTCGAAACCTACAATGTATTCTTCGAAGCTTGCATGAGGTGGCTCATTACCTGTACTTGCTGTTGTACATCTATATGTAACACCATTGACTACGACAATATCGTTAATCTTGTAAGCAGTTGCTGCGTTGTAAGCTCCCCTATGCTTGTATCCATCTACAAAGACAGAGAAGTTTGCGTGAGGTGGCTCGTTACCTGTGCTGGCTGCTGTACATCTATATGTTCTACCGCTAACTTCTAATAAGTCATTGATTTTATATGCAGTAGCTGCGTTGTAAGCACCAGTGTGATTAAAACCTTTAGCAAAAACTACCCAGTAAGTTGCGTTTGGTGGCTCATTGTTAGTTGAGTCAGCTTTACAACGATATATAACACCATTTAAAGTTACAAGGTCATTCACCTCATAATCAACTGCTGCGTCCCAATCTCCTTTATCTTGAAAACCTGCGGCGAAAACAGCCCAGCTAGCACTAGGTGGTTCACTTCCTATATTATTTGCAGTTGCTATATAGTTAATACCATTCAGAACTGCAATATCGTTAACGTAATACTGGACAGATGTACTCCAATCGCCTGTATATTTAAATCCTTCTACAAATACTTCCCAATAAGTCGCATTAGGTGGGACGTTTCCAGTAGTTGTCTGGAGACATCTATAAACAATTCCACTAACTTTGACAAGATCGTTAGCTTGATATGTTGTGCCTGCATTATAAGACCCAGCTTGAGCACTTAAACCATCAACCATTTTCGACCAGTAGGCCGTAGTTGTTGGAACGTTACCTGCTGCTGCTGTGTTACTTATGTAAACGTATGTGTTACCACCGTATGTGACGACATCATTCGTTTCATATGCGGTCCCGTTCGCATAAACTCCTCTAAAGAGAAATCTTAATTTACCGAGATCAAGAATAGTGCTCATGAATACTTAAACGATCTTTACTTGTAAATGTCCTGGGTAGGTCGTGTTCCAAGCAAACTCTAAAAGCTTGTCTGACCAAACAACCTGAACATAGTCGTCATTATTAAGTATAAGATCGTCCTTGAGTTTAATAAATTCTCCCGCACTATCATTGTGTCTTACAACGTCAAAGGCTCCAGTGGCTATGTCAAATTTAATACCATAACCAATTTTACCCGACGGTTCTGGTAAATCATTTAAAGAACCTAACTGAGCTTCGTGAGATTCAGTAGCTTCTCTAACTAGTTGAATTTTACTCATCAGTTAACGTCCTCATAGATAGAAAGCAAGCAAGAAAAGGTTTTAGTAGAACTACCGTCAACAGTTGGAGCATCTGCATTCACTGCATCATGGATAGTTCCATCAGATTGCAAGACAATTCTTTCCGCATTAGAGAGAGTAACGGCCTTACCTGCAGGAACATATACACTCTTAGCTAAGTAATGCTTAGTACTATCTCTTTGTATCCAAACATCCATTGGTAGTTCGAAGGCACTTTTATTAGTAATTGAAATACCAACGATTACAGATGCCTTAGATGCAGGCGTTGTATAGCAATTAGTTGAACCAGCGGGATAGCCAGTTGTACCAAATTCCTGAATAGTGCTTTTAAATGTTGCTGCCATTAACCAAACGCCAAGATGTCACGGATAGAGCCGCCTCCGCTACTGCCGCCCCCGCTGCTAACGAGAGTCCAAGCATTGACGGATCCTGCTATATACATACTAAAGGCTCCACTCGTTGTGTTATACCACCAATCTCCTGCTTCTACTCCTGTAGAAGGAGATGAAGCCTGACTTGAAAATCTAGGAGCTACCGCTGTCCACGTTCCACTCAAAAGTAATTTAAGTCTTGAGTTAGTCGTATCCCACCAATAATTACCTTCTGTGGGAGTTGCAGGTGCAGTCGCTTGAACATAAGTAGTGGCTTCTGTTGTCTCCCATCCGTTACCGTCGTGGCAATAAAGTTGGTTGCTTGCAGTATCAAACCAAAGCTGACCACTAATACCGCTAGAGGGAGTAGTGCCTTGAACCTTGACAAACGATTCAGATTCGTTTGGTTCTGTCCATGCAGATCCGTCATAAACACTTAATATTTCAGTCGTCGAGTTCAACCATAGATCGCCAGTCGTGGCCGTACTGGGTTGGGTGGCTGAAACTGTTACAGCACCTACTCCAGCAAGCCTGTCTCCAGTGGCTAGCTCTTGTGGGTAGCCGTCAACGTAGACAATGGGTTTACGATCTGCCATCAGCTCAGAAGTACAGGAACATCAATATTTAAAGCAATAGTTGTTTCATCTAATGCTTCTCCTACTAACACTAGGTATTCCCCAGATCCAGAAGGAGGCGTAACAGAGATAAAACCGTTTCCATTTAAGAAGTATCTTGCTCCAGGAGTTAGAGCTGTTGGGCTTTGTCCCCACCCTGTAATATCTACTTTTCCTACAACAACCATTTTGGCTTGAGAGCCAGAAGCAACATCTTCTTGAATCATCCCAGCAACAGTAGCACCGTCTCGTGTCGACGAAGCGTGGTTAGCTTTTGCTACTTTTCCATCGACATCTATATAAACAACGTCTCCTTTGTCAAGTCCTTGAGCTGCCTCTAGCTCCATCATTACAGCTGAGCCTCCGCCCAATCCTCCTAAAGCTCCATTTAAAGCTATTAAAGCTTGAATAACACCTCCAGTGTTATTTGGATAACTTGTCACAGTACCTCCTGCAGTTGCTATACAAGCATTGATTGCGGAAATAATCCCGCCGTAGTTATTAGGGTAAGACGCCATGTATGTATTGTATTCGCCTTATGGAACTATTTTAGGCGATCCTACAGCCCCTTCTTCAACTACTTCTATCATTGGATATTCAATACCACCTGCAGTAATAATTGATTCAAATTTATTTGCTGAACTATTAAAAATTTTAATTTCTGATGTTCCTCTTCTACACCACCAATCGTTTTGACGACACCAAGTTGGATCAGGCTCTAGCGTATCATTCCATAACATGGGACGAGCGTCTGTCCTGATTCCGTCTCGAACGTCAGAAGGAGGAAATAATTCAATTCCAACAACTTCAGCTAAAGACAAGATATACCTATCTTTATTGAGTTCTCTTAACATTTGGTATTCTTCGTACTCTTCCTCTGTTAGACCATCTTCTCTCCCAATGAAACCAAATTGATCAACGTCTTGATCTGTTTCAATCATGTAGTCATCAGGTTCGTGCCAAGGACATCCACACGCCCATCTCATTGCGTGGATATGTTTGCATTCCCTTCTTTCGTCAATACGGAAAGGTAAACTTCTCCACTGCCTGTAATAACCAACACCTTCTCTCTCCCAAGCAGATCGCACTGTTCTAGCTGTGTTAGGAAGTGGAAATTCATCTATTCCAGCGTCACCTTCTGGGTACTCCAAGTTAGCCAAAGCACCGCCTAGGTGATCTGGACAACAACAGAAGAATTTGAAACTTGAACACAAATGACGACTAGAAGTGCCATCCCATGCATATCTTGTTGGCTCTTCAGGATCATATACAAGTTTTTTCCAGTAAACACGTTCTCCTCTGGCAATTCGACCTTGAGGGCGTGACAAGTCAAATGTCAAAGTCATGTTTGACGTTGAAACATCTGTAAGGACTAATGCGATGCTGCCTACATCTTTTTCTACTAAGTCATCTGGGTAATTAGTTCCAGTTGCTGTGTTTTCAAATTGATCACCTTTAAAAATATTGAAAATACCTAATTGTGCAACCGTTAGGATGCCTGTGACATCCCAAACCAATGTATGAGTAGAAGGATCAGGATCAGTTGCATTAATCGTGATTGTTCCACTGCTAATAGGTTGTGGGAGGATAATACTTCCTCTGGTTCTCTGTCCTACATACCATGCTCTCTCTGGGCTGTTTTTACTTGGGAATAAAGTAACAATATCTTTAGACTGTCCATCTACAGCCCCTTGAGGGAATCTTGCAAGACTATAAATAGACTTATCAGCCCAGCTATTTCCAGAGCTAAAATAAAAATCTTGTCCAGCTCTCCAACGTTTATAGTCAGACTCGCTGTTGTAAGCTTCTATAACCGTAGGAAAGACTGCTCCACCATAAACACCTGCTCCGTAGTCCTTAGTTGGATACCATCCATGACTACGTGGTTTCAACCCCCGACTCATTGAACCCATACTGAAGTTCTTACCGAGAGAGCCTAATCCTTTAGCCATATGTTCCTCTGTCACCGTAGTAGCTACTGCTTGTAGAAGCTCCTGCTGCGTTTCCTCTCCTTGATAGTGCTCTATTCCTAGCTTCGTGATAAGAGCCACTTGTTTGAGGTCCTACGACATCGCCACCTGTAATGCTCTGGAAACTGCCAGCCGCTAGGTTGACAGGATCGATATCGAATCTATTGCCTCTGATGCCACCCCTGGCTGCACGTTTTCTATTCTCTTCCTCTGCCATCCTGTCAGGACTGTAAGCTTCCTCTGCTAAACGATCTTCGTAATCACCTTTGAGTTGCTTGTACTTACCTTCCCAATCACTAATCTGAACATTTGCATCTGCAGCGTCATCTAATGCAGCTTGAGTCTCTCCAAGTGAATCATTATATAAATCCGTTAAACCTGCGTTTTTCTTAGTGAGTGAAGTTACCTCTTCACGTAAAGAATCTAAACCCGCGTTACTTGTAGTTGTATCTGTTGTAGTTGTAGTTGTGTCGGTCGTGTCTGTAGTATCTGTTGTTGTCGTGTCTGTAGTGGTGGTGTCTGTAGTGGTGGTGTCTGTAGTGGTGGTGT